GCTTTTACTTCGTCAAAAGTATTATCTGGATAGGGGACCTTCAACGCATCAAATCGCTGGTCTACCTTTTCAGCATATAAATCAACATTTATATACCCGTCAATATAATCTTCACCGCATCCTAAGTGTAATTTCATTTTATATACATCTTTCTGAAAGCGCCCACTACGCTTCCTTTCCAATTCCATTGATCCATTTTAGCGTAGATATTATATTGACTAATATCTCCTAAAAGTTCGTGTGCTTCTTGTATAGATTTACCGGGAACGATATCCGGATAGCAAGTAAAGACTAACGGATTTTTAATTTCAGGTAAAATCTGTTTGAACATGATATGATCGCCCATTCCGCAGTCTAATACGACAATAGTATGATCTTTAAATTTCATTCTATTATTGAAAATGTGGTCGTCTTGTGCAAATAACTGTTGTACACCATCACGAATACCACCGTTGTTGTTTTTCAAATGCCAAGTTACTGCATTTGGTACAACATAGTTTTTATACCCTGCTAACTTTAAATCGTAAGTGAAAAGAGTTTCTTCTCTGTGTGCTACTCTACTTAAACTTAAACAATAATCTGCTACACCTGCACGATATAAAAAACTACAATGTAAATGATCTACTTCTTTCTTGTTTGATATGATACCCCATTGAATATTAGGTTCACTTAAATTTTCAATGAGACCAGTACTGTTTACTGCTGTAGTATGAGGTGGAGTTAGAATACTTCCTCCCACTGCACCAGTTTCATTATTTGCATGGCTATATAATGTTTCCAATACATTAGGTTCTGCAACTGTATCATCATCCAATCTCCAAACCCATTTGTATCCCATTGTGTTGGCTTTCTGATGATTAAAATGTTGGCCTTTTCTCTCAGCGAAAATACATTCCCATTTAATGCCTTTCAAGTCTAGCATCTGAAATATATAAGAGTAATGCTGTATCTGTCGCAAATCTTTAGGTTCATCATTGTCATCAAATATTACTAGCTTGTTCGGTTTTAGTGTTTGATTTATCACACTCATTAATGCTAGAGGTAGCGTAGTATCGTATCTTCCTCTTGTAGATATACTACATAAAATTTCTTTTTCTTCAGACATATTTTCTCTTAGATAGTTTTCATACCATTTTGGATTATATTTCTTAGACAGTTTGATTCCGTTTTCTAAAAATATATTATGGTAATTAGGGATAAGATTTGTGTCATGTACAGTGCCTTCCCCTTTATGATATACCGGGAACACTCCTACATAACCATTTCCGCCGTACTTTTTGGGTAATGCTTCGCATACTTCAAAGCCTGCTCTTTCTGCTTCAATGCAGAATTCTACATCTTCTCCGCTTCCTATCCCGTATTCAGTATTCAATAATCCTATCTTATCAAATACTTTTCTATGGATCATGACCAAAAAGAATACTGCAAACTCACAGCCCGCATGTTCACTTACTTGTTTGATTACAGAACTGATTCCGCATTTTGAATTTGTTAAGAACTGTTGTTCTAATATCTCTAGCCAATTGTTTTTTGACTGTTCTAGGAATACTACATCATTGTTTAACAAAACAATGTAGTCACATGTTGCCAACTCTATGCCCGCGTTACAGGCTGTACTATACCCTATAGCATCATCATGCCACACATATTTAAAGTTAGCAGGCATACCCAATGTATCATATTTTTTTCGTAGGTCATCAAGGTACGATAAAGTATTATCGGTACAACCGTTGGCAGAAACAATTAATTCCAAATCACTTGCATTGGAATATTTCAATAATGTTTCTATACAGGGTTTTAATAAATCATCGCAATGATTATAGGTAGGAATAACAATACTGTACTTCATAGGGCCTCTGTGTATTACTTATACCCAAAAGCCCCCGAAGAATTATTTGTTTTTTAGTTCCTGAATTTGTCTGTTCAAGTCTTGTATAGCAGACACTAAGAAAGGTATTATTTGGTCGTAACTTACTGTCTTAGTACCATCTGCATTTGTAGTAACTATTTCTGGTAATATCTTTTCAATTTCTTGAGCAATAACACCATATGCTTTCTTACCTGATTCTATCCAATTGAACGATACTGGTTCGATATTTGTCACCACAATCATACCATTTAATATAGGTTCTACATTAGTTTTGTAAGTGATATCAGACAACGAATTGAAGTTAGTCGCTGACATATCCCCTGTGCTTGGATTAAAATACAACTTACTACTTGATACATTGGCAGCACTAATAGTTCCAGATGTTGCGGTAGTAAAGATAGGGTAGTAAGTAGCATTAGTACTAGTATCATTGGTTATTGTTGTGCCGGATGTTACTGCACCAAAACTCAAATTACCTGTACCGTCAGTTGTTAAATACTGACCGTTTGTTCCACCTGTTATCTTCACATTACCGATAGCACCCAAACTCACATTGCTTGCACCAGTGAAGTTAACTGTACCAGTACTAGCTAGGCTAGTTAATGTACCAACACTTGTAATGTTTGGTTGAGCGGAAGTTACTAGTGTACCTGAAATATAATTTGCTTCTGCTAAATTACCTAAATTAGCATTTAATGAAATAATGTTTCCTGCAATATTAGCATAACCAGTAGTAATCAAGTTACCCATCTTAACAGTTGGATATGTAGCATTAGCCCAATCTATCACAGTTGTCGGTTCGGCAACTACGCCGTCAAAGAATGTCCAGTAATCAGTTGCGGCATTTCTTGCAAGACCGGTGTGTTTATATCCACCTTGAACATAACTACCAACCATACCCAAATCAACTGTATCACCAGAATTATTCGCACCCATGTAAATTAACGGGTCACCGACTACCAAGTCAGTTACGTTACTATAGTTTACATTACCAGTAACATTCAAGTTACCTGTAACATCTAAATTACCTGATAGAACAGTAAGAGCACCGGTAGTTACTTGTAATCCATTACCAGCAGTGATGTTGTTTGTTGTTGATATATTATTAGCAGAAACGTTAGCAGTGAATACACCTGCGCCTGCACCAATATTACCGACGTTTGCGTTGCCGGTTACATCTAATGAACTTAGTGTACCAGTACTAGTAATATTAGGTTGAGCCGCAGTTGTCAACGTACCCTCTAGATATGTTGCACTTACTAAATTTCCACCATCTACGTTACCCGAAGAAATATTGCCGGTTACATCTAATGAACTTAGTGTACCAACACTTGTAATGTTTGGCTGGGCGGTAGTTGTTAACGTACCCGTTAACAAGCTAGCGCCAATAGTTCCGGAGTTAGCGTATACGTTGCCCGAAGTTGTATCCCCGGTGACACTCAATGATGTTAGTGTTCCAACGCTAGTGATGTTTGGTTGGGCAGAAGTATATACAGTACCTGCAACTAATGCATTGCCTACTTGACCAGTGACATTAGCGCCTGCTACACTATTTGCAGTAGCGGCATAATTTACTTCACCACTTACGTTAGCGCCAGCCACCGAGTTAGCGGTCGTTGCATATGCAACTGCACCTGACACATTTGCACCGGCTACGCTATTAGCAGTTGTTGCATATGATACAGCACCGCTTACGTTAGCGCCAGCTACACTATTTGCCGTAGCGGCATAGTTTACTTCACCTGATACATTAGCACCTGCTACTGAGTTTGCAGTAGCGGCATAGTTTACTTCACCTGATACATTAGCACCAGCCACTGCGTTGGCAGTAGCGGCATAGTTTACTTCACCTGTTACATTTGCGCCTGCTAAGTTTGTTAGCCCTGCACCGTTACCAGAAAAAATTCCAGTATTTGCTGTGACATTTGCGGCGGTTATGTTACCGGACACATCTAATGATGTTAGTGTACCAACTGATGTGATATTAGATTGTGATGATGTAGTTAGTGAACCGGTTAGTGTAGTCGCAACAACATCAGTTGCACCTAAATTACCAACATTGGCATTTCCTGTAGCATTCAATGTGCCGGCAACGTTGACACCGGTGCCTGTAGTTATTAAAATGTTTGCATTACCTGTTGCACTAATAGATACATTACCGTTTAAGAAAGTACGAACATTTGCTGTACCGTTTTGAATTGTTGTAGCATCGATGCCTGTTAGTTGACTACCGTTACCTATGAAATATTGACCAGAAATATTACCAGTAGCATTGACTTCACCTGTAATGCTTATCCCTGCATCGGTAGCTAATAATACATTAGAAGTTCCGTTTGCACTAATAGCCACATTACCGCCAGTAGAATATGTTCTAACACTAGCAGTGCCATTTTGAATTGCAGTAGCATCAATACCTGTTAGTTGACTACCGTTACCTACGAAATAAGATGCAACGACATTACCTGTTACATCTACTTGTCCGTATGTGCTTAAATTACCTACGCTAGTATTTCCGTATACAGTTAAAGCATTGGCAATTTCAACACCGGATGGTAATGCAGAAAATACATTTGCAGTACCTGCAACACTAATCGTTACATTTCCACTAACACCGACGATATCCACATTACTTGTACCGTTTGCAATACTAGATACAGCAATATCACCGGCAATTAATGTATCAGTTACTGTTAAATTCTCTACAGTTACTGTATTAGATACCTCGTTGAACGTGAACGCATTAGAGCCAGCTAAGCCGCCGTCATCATTATAAAATACTTGGGTGTTGCTAGTA